TTTTTTAAAACTTCTTTCATGTTAAAAACTTTTTTTTATACCTAAAAGGTAGGATTATAATTTCTGCTTTAAGATTATCAGGTAAATTCATATTTTGAAATATTGAATGTGTTTTATCAGAAATGATTTGTAAAGGATATACTTCTATATCATACAATTCACTAATTATCATACTCAATGATTTAGCATCAAATACAACAATTGGACCAAGTAATTCAAAATTAAATCCCATTATTTTTCTCAATAACATTAATGATTTTATAAACTTCTGCTATGTAATAAGGATAATAAATAATTTTCTTTATTTCTTCATCTGTAATCATTTGATTGACAACAGTACAAAGAAAACCAGCTTCATAATTATTATGTCTTACTTTTTTCACCAGTTGTTTAAAATCTTCAAAACTCCCCTCATAACCTTGTTCAACAGTAGCAAAAGAATAAGCATCTCTTAATTTCTTACTATCTTTAGGTTCTATAGGGGGCATTTGTTTTATTAGTGATATACCTTGACCTACATTATGATATTTTTTAGTTTCTTTAGTATATACTACTTCCCCTGTTATTAAATATCTTGTAATTCTCTGAATCTCGTTATCAGATATTGAATTACCATCTTCATCATATACTACACTCAAAAGTCTATCAGTTTTATTAACTTTAGTTCTTTTAAAAAAGTCATATAAATCTGTATGATTGTAAATAAAAGTTTGAACATCTATTCCATGAACAAAATAGGCTTCAAGAGCTTTTGGAATCACTAACATAGAAAAGTTCTTATGTAATTCAAGTTCATATTCATAAGTACCTTTCCTTTTGACACCACCATAGTCATAAATTGCAAGATAATTATTTACATTACTTATTACCATTTTAGAATAAAATGCTTCTTCTAAAATTAAACCTGTTAAAGATTCCCATCTCTTACAGATTAATCTGAACAATTCTAAATCTTTTTTCTTAATCTTCATAGTCAAACCATCCTGATATTCTATATACTTTCATAAATAGACGGACTATATCTTAATCAATATATTCAACTTTAAATTCTTTTATCTTATTATCTCTATTAAGATAAAAAGAAGTAGCTCCTCTCCATATTTTAAAGAAAGAATCACAATCATTAGCACAATTAAAAATCTTAATTTCATTATTATAATACAATTTAACTTTTTTAGTCTGATTGCTTAATTTTTGAATATTAAAATTTTTATATTTACCATATCTCTTATATGATACCATGATTGTATTTTCTTTACAGTTGAAATACTGACCAGCTTCTCTCCATGATTGGAAATTTAATATTAAATTCTCATTTGTAAATAATAATTTACAGGCATTATTTTTATTGTTTTGACTAACAATTTCTTTAACATCTACAGAGTGTTTATAATCTCTATTAAGATTTTGTTTCCATTTTTTATCAAATTTTCTATTAAAATTAGGTTTACCTCCTTTTGTTGGAAATAAACATATATTATAATAAGGTTTATAAATAGATATAAATTTTTCTTCAAATATCAATATATTTCTATCATCATAATTTAATTTTTTTAAAAATATAGAAAAGTTATTTTCTCCGTATTTATTATAACTTCGTTGAAGTTTAATATTATGATGTTGATTTTTTCTTAATTTTTGAATATGTAATCTCAATCTGTTATATAATGTATTTCTTGTACTACCTATATAAATTTGATTAGTTATATTATTTTTAATAACATAAATTCCTTTAGATTTATCTGTATAATGTATATTTAATATCATTTTACAAATATAGTCAAACCATCTGTAATTTACAAATAATTTTATTAATTCCTACCTTTTCCACCTCGCAGGTGTACTCTACTTTCTTCCATATTTCTATGTGATTTCGATAGTCTCTGAACCTTATTCCTATTTGCTTTAGGAATCTTGGCTGCTGATTGTCTAATCCTTATAATTTTCAAACATTCACACTTGATATTACTATCTATGTTGTAGTTTATAAGGCTCTAAAGAGTTTCCAGCAATTAAATAGGTTTTAAAACACCAATGGAATTTAGTGTTTATCTGTAACATTTCATAGAAAGATAATTCTATTGTTAATGTTTCAGCTAACATACATAAAAGTAATTGACCATTTACACAAGTTTGTACTACATATTGCTTATCACATAAAGGACTAAATTCACTACCTCCCTTACCATAAGAACCATTCCCTGCTAATTTCATTGATGTGTTTTCAGGAGTTTTCTTTGGATATAGTTTTCGTTCTTCTTTAATTTCTTTATGTACTTCTGCATAAACACCTTTAAGATGTTCAGGCTCAAAATTGAATTTTTCAGACATACTTGGATAATATCCAGCTACATCTATATCAACAATCAATTCATCTTCTGCTGGTGTATAACAACCTGCATCAATTGAACCATGAATACCTCCAACTCCAAAATCATATTGAAAACCTTTATATACAATATTCAAATTTTTCTGCTTCCCAACAGTTTTGTGAACAAAGTAATAAGGTTCTAATGATTTCAAGTCATCAAAAGGAATTTTACTAAATACTCCATTTAATTCTTTGATAGTTTTACTTTTAAACCAATTAAGAATTTTTTGAAATGGTTCTTCTCTGAACACAATAAAAGGGAGAATGGTATCTCCAATATTTATTGTTTCTCGAATAGTATTTCTTGGTAGTTTTCTGATTCCTCCTGATTGAGTTTCAAACTCTGTATAAACAAGATGTTCCCCTGCTTTCTGGATAATCTTACTAATAAAAATATGTTCTCCTATTTTAACATCATTGAAGTTTGTAAAATCAATGTTATATTTAGGTGAAAGTACCTCTCTTAATTCAATTCCAGGTAGAGTTTTGAAAAAGGTTAATTCTGTAGCATCAACATCATTATCACAATACTCAATAACTTTGTAAATTTCTTCTCTTGTTAAATATGTTCCTACAGGATATGGTAACTCTTGTATATTATTCAATCTCAAGTTAAATTGTAAAAGTTTTAAAGAAGTCATTTTTGCCTTATTATCAAAATGATTAATTTTGAATAAGTCAATTTGCTTTCTTAATGGAGTAGTTGCTTTACTGAATCCACTACCTTGTGTTTTAATTTTTTTATCACCAAACTTAAATATAGAAAGACAAGCATCTTGTGCTGACATATTCATACATTTAGTAATGAGATGATGTAAAACAGGATAATCATAGAATAAATTATTAAATCCAATCATATTTTCTACATCATTCAATAACCATTTTGCTAAATCACCTCTTTCATCTGCTAAACAACTGATTTGAAATTTCTTTCTTTCCTTTGTAAAAGGATTTTTAGCAGATAGTAGAAATAAATTGGGATATGATTCTTCATCATATATCCATGTAGATTGTTGATTCATAATTATTTATAATTTTTACCAGTACCTTTATATGATTTGTCTTGTTTAGAAGGCTTATGAATTTTAAAAAATCTTCTTCTATTAGACAACATTAGATTTTGTTGAGGTAATGGTTGTTTGTGTTTAGGATGTATTTTTTCTTTTTCAAATCTATAAAACTCTGGAGTATATATAGTATGATATTGAGGTATCAATCCAAGATAACCAATAAGATAGGTGAATTGTTTTACAGCCATAATTTTAATATTCTATAATTCCTGAATCTCTAATTTTCTCGTATAAATCCTTTTTTTGAGCAGGAAATAAAGCTGTATCATTTATAAACTCTTCCAGGTAGGTTTTTCTATCTGAAATGGTTGTTAAATTAGTAGTTTTTAGACTTCTATCAACTCTATTTATTATTTCCATTACATAAGTAGCTCCCTTTTTCATGTGTTCAGCATCTTCTGATTTTACAGCAAATACTTTATTTACATAATTTTCTAAATGAGGAATAGAACCTTTTACACTTTGTTTTGCTTTCAATGCTAAAAGTTTATTCTCTTCCATAATTTGAAATCTTTCAATTAACATAGTTGCTAACACAAGACTTTCAATCATTATATCACTTAATTCTTCGGAACTCAATTTATTACTCATTAGGAATAATTTTAGAAGAAATAATATTATTATATACTTTTTCTCCTTTGATTGAACCAGCAAAGTAATATTGAACAGAAACCTTTTCTCCTATTTTCCATTGAGTATCTAAATCAATTCGTGATTCAAAAAATACTATTTGTTTTTCATTAGTTTCTACACCAATTGTCCTTTTGTTAAATGGATTACCATCTCTTCTCTCTATCTGAATTGCATTTGTTACTGCAATTATTTTACCTTCTAAACTATAAATTTTTCGATTACTACTCATTTTTAAACATTGTATAAAATTAATAAATCACTTGCTCTTGTGATACCTGTATAAAATAATCTTGTTTTCTCTTTTTGACTTGGATTGCGATTAATATTTCCAACATTAAGAATTGTTCTACGATAACTACTTCCTTGCGATTTGTGAATAGTTATAGCATGATTATATTTTACTTTGGCAAATCTGTCTTCAAAAGCATTTTTGCATGTCCATTTTATTTTCTTATTAAGACAACTATATTTTAACAGAGTTAATACAGCATTTAATTGTTTTTCTGCATCTTCGTGTATAATAAAAACACCTTTCCATTGTAATTTTCCATCACCCCATTCATCAACCTGTTTACCATTAACAATATAAGTTTTTAATACAACTACATTAATTTTCATAGGATTTTCTTCCATCATTACATTGAAAGAAATATCAGCAATATCAAGTGTATTTACTTTGATTTCTTGATTTATAAAATATGTTTGATAAGGTTCATCAAAGATAAGACTTTCTCCTAATTCAATCTTTGCAGGATTAGTATAAATTTTTTCTCTTACTAATGTATTAATTTTATCTACTTCCTTGTTTTCCCAAGCTAAATATTTTAACTCATCAGAACCATTTATAGTAGCTAATTCATTAATAATTCTATCCTCATCTGTAGTATAAACAAAACCTTTATTATCAACTGTTCTTCCTTGTAAATCCCACATAGCACTCATATTTCTACTCAATGTTATAATAGGATTACCTTCTCCTTGTCTGATAATTTCAGTTAATTCTACTTCTGGATAACCTTGTAAAAATACAGGACTTTCTTCTTCTTTTACTGGATTTATTTGTGCTTCATCTCCAATAAAAATAACAGTTGTTTTGTTTATTGTAGCATGTTCTTCAATCCAACTTAACATTTCCTCTCCTATCATAGATGATTCATCTATAATTAGTAATGCTACACCAACTAAAGGCATATATTTAGGATTATTAGAAATTAAAGGTTTAAAACTTTTTATACCTGTATTTTTATCAGT